CTGCGCTAGCAGTGTTGGTCGGACTCGACCTAGAACTGGTCGCCGACATGGATGGGCAATCCATCCACGAAGCGATCGGAGTCAGGGTGCACGACCTGATGGTAGCAGCAGGATTCCCAACAACAAACAACCAAGGAGACAACAAATGACCATCCACGCGATAGTCGGCGGGCAATTCGGTAGCGAAGCCAAAGGACACGTCGCCGCCGAGATCACCCAACACTACGTCGACAAAGGAATCAGCAACCTGCTGGTGCGGATCGGCGGCAGCAACGCAGGACACTCAGCGGTAGACGCCGACGGGCGCACATGGGCGCTGAGGCAGATCCCAGCAGCAGCCGTCATCGACCGCAACGCGCCGCTCATCCTAGCGCAAGGCAGTGAGATCGACGTGGATGTGGTGATGGCAGAACTTGACGCACTCGACGCAGCCAATTACAACGCCAGCGCACGGCTCTACATCGACCCGTCAGCCACCATCGTCGAACAACGACACCACGACCTTGAAGCAGGTAGCGACCTGAGCAAAAGAACAGGATCAACCAACAAAGGGATCGGCGCGGCGCGTGCCGACAGGCTGATGCGCAAAGCGATGACAGCACGCGACTGCCAGCCGCTAGAGCGCTGGCTCACCAACACCGCCAAGATGATCAAACGTGAACACACCGAGAACGACGTGAACGTGATCATCGAAGGCACACAGGGTTACGGACTGGGGTTGCACACAGACAACTACCCGCAAACCACCAGCGGCGACTGCCGCACCGTCGATCTGCTCGCACAGATCGGTTACGCACCGTTGAACCCTGACGCCAACCGCGAGGTGCACACGTGGCTGGTGTGTCGTACCTATCCGATCCGTGTTGCTGGCAACAGCGGTGCACTGCTCGATGAACTGGAATGGTCGCAACTCACCGAACAGAGCGGCGGCTATATCCAACCTGAACTGACAACAGTGACACGCAAAACACGCAGGATCGGCGGCTGGGATGCACGGCTGGTGCGTGCCGCGATCGAAGCCAACGGCGGCACAGGCAGACACCTGCACCCGTGTCTCATGTTCATCGACTATCTCGATCCGATCCTTGCTGGTGCACGATACATCGAGACACTGCACGCACGGAAAACGACAGATGCAGCGATCCGCATCGCCGAGATGACCGCCGACATAGGTCAGCCATTCGACCTGTTCGGCACGTCACCATCGACAGCGATGTTCGACCACGCCGCACTCACATCGACAATAAGCAACTGGTAAAGGAGAAATACCATGATAGGCACAAGGGCAAAAAACAAACTGCGCGGTTGGTGGCTCGACAGCGCCACCAACGAGATCGACGGGATGATGGACAAACTCGCCGAGTACGGCACAGGTGACCTGCACGAAATCGGCAGGCAGATGTTGAAGATAAAAGGCGCGTATGACAGTGAGACAACCGACCAGCAGTGTTACGAGATCGGTATCACGTTCTACGCACTGGGCAAAATCCAGCGGATCATCACAGCCGCAGAACAAGACAAACTCGCATCGACCGACACATGGCATGATCTCGCGATCTACGCCAAGATGGTGCTCGCAGGTCGTGCAGAAGTGATGCCAAAATGAACAACGGCATCGACGCAGTGAACTACTGCTACGGCAAGACACTATACATCAACCAACTGGTGTTGTGCCAACGACGTGCAAACCTGAACGGCACAACAGAACTGGTGCTGTGGATGGACAAACCGAATGGCAGGATCATCGAAGAGACAACACTGACACCCGACACTGACAGCACACTACCGAGGAACACGACATGGCGATGATATATTTTGCACACCCGATCGACCACAGCAACAGCGTGCACAACGCGGTCGCCGACAGGATCAGGCACGCGCTCACCGAGCAGACCGACGTCGCGATCTTCGAACCGTCACGTGCGTGGATCGTCACGAAACCGTATAGTCCTGCGATTCAAGCAGTCAATGAACAAGCGCTGCACGCAGCCGACACCGTCATCGCCTACATGCCCAGCGATGTGCACACACGCGGTGTGCCACTGGAAATCGGGATCGCACTAGGGCGCGGTATCCCGATCGTGCTGATCGTAGATCACGAATTTGGCAAACACTCAGCGGTCGAAGCGAACCTGATGGATCGCACTGACGTCGATGCGTTCAGTGTCGACTTCTGCAAAGTGGCGGCGTGGCGTGCCGCTTCGCTGGCACGGCTGCAAGACACAGACCAACGTGCAGTGGCTAAATACACAGGCGACACTAACCAACTGCAACAAGCACACGACGGCGACGCAGGTTATGACCTAGCCTACAACGGTACAGAGCCGATGCAGATCGCAGCAGGTGCACGGGTCGCGATACCGACAGGTGTCAGCGTCGAGATGCCCGCAGGTTATTTCTCGCTGATCGTTGGCAGATCATCGTCATTCAGCAGACGCGACCTGCTAGTGCCGCTGTCGGTGATCGACGCAGGTTTCCGAGGTGAACTGTTCGCAGTGTGCTGGAACTACGGCACACAGACACAAGAAATCCAACCACGTGAACGGATCGCACAAGTGCTACCGATGCGACTGGAAGCAGCCAACATCCGTTGGATCAACGCACCACTGACCGACAGCGCACGTGGCACTGACGGATTCGGATCGAGCGGTCGCTAAGATGTCGCGCTCTCGGCAGTGTCCGCTGATCGAGCGCGGTACGACGGGCGCGGTGCTATCCCCTAGTTGCCGCGCCCGTTCGATTTCCACAACCCCGTTACACCTAACTGATAAGGTAACAACATGACATCACCAAAACTGGCAACAACCACCAACAACGGCAGAATGTACACACACCCGACCACAGGCAAACAATACCCGTCGGTCACCACCGTGCTGAACGTCGTCGGCAAAGGCGACGCACTCAAACACTGGGCAGCGAAAATCGTCGCCACCTACGCAGTCGAACAAAAAGACACATGGCTACAACTCGACAATGAAGCAGCGATCGACCTGCTTAAACGTGAACCGATGCGGTCACTCGACCGTGCATCGAACCGAGGTACAGACGTGCACGCCATCGCCGAAAGTTACTCACGCACAGGCACACTACCAGTGTGGGCTGACGCACTCGGCGGCTACATCGAAGCGTTACAGTCGTTCTTCACAGAACACCAGCCGCAACCAATGATGATCGAACAGACAGTGTTCAACGACGAGATCGGCTATGCAGGTTCATTCGACATGGTGTGCCGACTGCCCGCATTCGGTGACGCGTTGGTGATCCTAGACTACAAAACCAGCAAAGCGATCTACCCTGAAGTAGGTGCGCAACTCGCTGCATACGCACACGCGACCGAATGCATTGATGACACAGGGAGAGACACACCGATGCCCAAGATCGATCGCGGTGTCGCCGTCAGGTTCGCAGCCGACGGCATCTATGAAGTGATCGAGTGTGACATCGTCAAAGGCTGGGAGTATTTTAAACAGGTGCGCGGTCTGCACCGACTGGTCGCAAAAGAACTGATCATCGGCAAAGTGCTGACACCGCAAATCGACCCGACCGAATCGGCGACAAAAAAAACCGCACTACGTGAACGGCTCGCACACATCAAAACGACATCACCAGCCGCAGTGACCGCACTGCTGGCAGCGTGGTCACCAGCGATGCCGACGTTGAAATCCGACCACCAACACACCACACATCAACTGGCAGAAATCGAGAAACTACTGAACAGGATCGAGGGCGACCACAGCGTGTCGTTCCCACAACTGACAGTGAAACGACCACCAGCACGCAAAACCAAAACACCCGTCGAAGTGGCGAAACTGCCATCCGAGACGCTGCTGGTCGATGCGGTCACCGTAGACGCGCTACGCGAACGGCTCAAAAACACCGACGTGAAGACACAAGAAACAGCACGCGCTATCGCGAGACAAGCGGCGGCAGTGCAACGTTCGATCTCACTCAGCGGCAAACCATCACTGCGCCGTCTGCTGTTGATCGAGTTCATGATCGAAGCGATAGAAGAATCAGAAGGCACAGACCAACTGATCGACGTCATCATCCAACACTGCAGGCTCGACCAACCGAACACCACCATCGGCGCGATCCTAGGCAATTTAGATCTCGATCAGATCACCAAGATGTCCACAGCGTTAACACATTTCCGTGAAGGCGCTGCGGCAGTTACATACAACGGCAACACAAACACATACACCTACAACACGAAAGAAGCAACAACATGAGCATCAACTGGGAAGAATACGCGAAACCAGCAGGCGACTACGTAAGATGGAAGCCTGAAAACGAAGGTGACACCATCAAAGGTGTGATCACCAGTGTCCGTGTGGCGACAATGCCCGACGGCAACAAATACCCATCGCTCACGGTGGACAGGAACGGCGAGCCAGTCGAGGTTTTGGTTTCGCAGTCGATCCTGTTGCGTTTAATGGCAGAGAAGAAGCCGAACGTCGGCGACACCATCGAGATCACACACACGAAAGTGGAGAAACTCGCAGGCAACAAAACGCTGAAGCATTTTGAAGTGGTGGTCACACGAGGCGCACCGCTAGCCGAATCAGACATCTTTTAACCGATGTCCGATTTCCCATCACTGGTCGATTCGACCGATGGTTGGATGTACGATGCCGAATGTCGCGGCACTGGATTCCTTGACTTTTTCCCTGACACGATGAGTCAAGCCAGTGCCGCGCGTGCGGTCGCCATGTGCAACCGCTGTCCAGTACAAACCGAATGTGCGCAGTATGCGATCATCAATAGCATCGAATACGGTATCTACGGCGGTCTGTCGCCACGTGCACGACGTGAGATCGCATCATCGACAACCGACCGTGAAAGGACACACGAAACGGAAACATACAACTGGTACACGCACTACAAGAACGCAGGGAGGACAGACCCAGTGCAAGCGACATCGAAACAACTGGGGATCTCAACTGCGACCGTCTACCACCACGTGCGCATCATCAAATTCGCCACACTACTGCAAAAGAGACAGAAATGAACAAAAGAAAACGTGACTGGACAGCACGACCGACCACCGTCGAAGAGATGCTCGACGCCATCCAAAAAATCCACCGCTGGGAGACAGAACACGGACAGCCGATAGACGAGTTCGACCACCCAGTGCTGTCATTCGCGTTGTTCTACGACATCGGTGCACGGATACTCGAACTGGAGAACCGACGATGACACTGACCATCCACGACCTGCGGCTACTGAGCGAGATGCTGCGACGTGTCTACTCGAAAGCACACGAAGACGCGATCACCACACTGCTCACCAAAATCGAAACAGAAATCAAAACAAGAGAAAAGAGAACGGCATGAGCGAACCAGTAGATATTGTTGCGGCTGGGCGCGAAGCCGTAGAGCGCATCGTCTGTTACGACGCTCTCTCAATGGACATTAACGGTCGCCGCGATTCTGACATCGTGAGCGAGTTGTGCGACAAAGTGGAACGGCTACAGGCGCGTGAGGCGAAGATTCTCAAACTCCACACACCGTTTCCGATATACGAAGAATGCGGTCATGATGGCGATTGCCCGACCGAACCCATTGAGATTGACGGCGAGTTCTTCACTTGCGAGGAAGGCTTCATGTACTTCGTTTGCTTTGAGTGCTGTGTTGTCAACGATTATCAGCATGAAGATTGCGCTGGCGGACATGACCACGGCAAAGACATTCCGATATGCGCAACTGTTGCACTTTTAACAACACTTCAAACAGGAGACAGCAATGACTGAAAAGTTTCGTGACCGTCAAGGTTCGCAAAGCATGAGAGGCTGCAGATTGCCCGAACCAGTGGACACTATCGCCAATGCGATTTCCCGTGTCCGTTCACGGGAATGGCTGTCGGGTGGCTATAGCGGTGATGCCAACATTCTTGCCGACGAAGTGGAACGGCTGCGGTTGGTCGCCGCCGATGAATCGTGTGAACCAAAGTTCCATTGCTTTGACGACTGTTTTATTAACGACGATCATCCGCTCGCATGGGAATCTCAATACTGCCAAGTGTGCATGACAATGTGCCACGCTGGCAACAACGAAACAATGACCGCATGGTTCGAGACAAACATGGGCGCGGTTTGCATGCTGTGCTTCTACGATGCGTTTATGGCGAAGTCGGACAAGTTCTTTGACACCCTTAGCCTGACCGCTGGCGTGGAATCGAAACAGTCGGAATGGGTCAAGCGATGACCGACGTTGCGACACTGCTGCTGGCGTTCATCATCGGCGCATCACTATGGGAGATCAGCCCACTGCTGGCGGCTATCGTTGTGCTCGGCTGGCTCTACACACAAAGGGATCGCCGTGCGTGGTAGACTGCCGTATGGCGAACCGCAACAAAGCGAAAGGCGACCGCGCCGAACGGGAACTCGCCACACTGCTCACCGACCTGCTGCGCACACCGATCAGGCGTTACCTTGGTGCGGGCAGGATCGACGACATCGGCGACCTAGACGGGATGCCCAACTGCGCCATCCAAGTCAAACACTGGCGCGACATCACCGCTGCGATCACCACTGGAATCACCCAACTGGCGCAGCAACAGAGAAACGCGAACAAACCGAACGGCGTGCTCATGATCAAACACGCCAAACACGGATGGCTAGCGGTGACAACGCTAGAACAATGGACTAAAACACAACAACAATAAGGACACCACATGGACAACCTGACGGCACAAAACGAGAACCTGACGCTCGACTGGGCGCTACACTACGCCGCACACGGCTACCGAGTCATCCCGATCAAACCGCGAGAGAAACGACCACCGATGGCGTCGTGGCAAGACGTCGCCACCACCGAAACAGGCACGATCACCGCATGGTGGAGAGGCAACTACACCGATCACGGGATCGGGATCGTCACAGGTACACTCGACGACGGCACACGCTACTTCGTACTGGACATCGACGAACACGACCCCGCAGCCAGCGGCAAAGCCACCATCGACCGACTGGAACAGGAACATGGCACACTGCCCGACACCATCACCGCACGGACAGGTAGCGGCGGCATCCACCGACTGTACCAACTAGCCGACCACCACCGCGACATCGGCAACGGCGCAGGCAGGCTACTAGGTGCGGGTATCGACGTGCGTGCCATCAACGCGCAGATCGTGGTCGCACCGACGACCCACCCGAACGGCAGGCTCTACGAGTGGGTAACCGATCACGCCATCGGGGAGATCGACATGGCGACAGCACCCGACTGGCTCGTTTCTTTGCTGACCCCCGTCGATGTGCCACGGGAGATCTCTAGCGCAAAGGAAAGGCTCGGAGACACCAAGGAGATACCGTCGGACACCACCACCGACACCCGTGCGGGCACACGGTTCAACCGAGAGACAACATGGGATGACCTGCTCGCCGCCGACGGCTGGACACCACACGGTGCGACAGGCGCAGGACACACATGGACTAGACCGAACAAACACCCACGTGACGGCGCGAGCGCCACCGTCAACTACAACGATAACGATCGACTGACCGTGTTCACCACCAGCATCACCAACCTGCCAGCAGGTACATACGACCGATTCGGATATTGGACACAGACACGCCACAGCGGAGACTTCAGCGACGCCGCACGACAGTTGAACGCACACAGCGACCAACAGATCGACAGTTGGGTACGATCGATCCAAAACGACGCGCCACCACTGATCGCCACACCGACAGAACAAACCGACACCGACCCACTTGGCACGTGGTACGTCGACTGGACATCGCTGTGGGATGACGACACACCACAAGGTGAATGGCTACTCGAACCAATACTGGCACGCGGTCGCGCCCACGCACTATACGCCAGCGCCAAAAGCGGTAAAAGCCTGCTGCTGCTTGAACTGGCTGCAGCGTTAGCGACAGGACGTGCCGTGCTCAACCAACCAGCACGCGACCCGATCCCCGTGCTATATGTCGACTACGAGATGACAGCAGCCGACATCCGCGACCGACTGGAAGCATTCGGCTACGACCGCACCATCGACCTGACCAGCCTGCACTATGTGCTACTGCCGTCGATCGCAGGACTGGACACACCCGAAGGTGCGAAAACCGTCATCGCAGCAGTCAAACAAAAAAACATCCAACTCGTCGTGATCGACACCACCGCTAGGGCGGTCGAAGGAGAAGAAAACACCGCCGACACCTACCGCGCTTTCTACCGTTGGACAGGTGTCAACCTGAAAGCACTCGGCTGCACATGGATCAGGCTCGACCATGCAGGGAAAGACAAAGAACGTGGACAACGCGGTAGCAGCAGCAAAAACGACGACGTCGATTTAGTGTGGCGGTTCACCAAACGCAACACGACATCGATCCTGCTCGAAGCCACACATAAACGCATGAATTGGGTAACCGACAAGATCGAACTGGAACTGCGTGAACACGACGGCGTGCTCATGCACACGATCGTCGGCGGTGACCAAGTGAGCGAAGCCGCCACCCAACTCGCCGCACAACTCGACCGACTTGGCGCACCAGCCGATATCGCCAACCGTGTCGCACGCCAACTGTTGAAAGACAACGGGATCAAAGCCGCCAGCGACATCCTACGTTCGGCACTACGGCTACGCAAAACACGGATCGCAGGTGGCGCGGTCGAAGCATGGCTCGACACGATCGAAAAAACAACCACGACAAAAACCAGCACACTACCACAGCGGCTACCCTACAATGATGACCTGTTCTAGGTCGCGACTGGCGACGTCGATAGTCTCTACACGCAAGATGGTCGACGTCGGTTGCTGCGACGGCAGGACAGACCACCTTGATGGCTGGTGCACACGGCACACTGGCGAAGCACATCGGCACGGTGTCGATATAGGTCGGCACACGATCCTGTCGGAGACCCGTGTGCCGAGCACATTAACAACTCGGCACGCTGCGCGGCACGACGGCACAAAATCGGCACAACCGCGACACGGCGCGGCGGCACGCACAACGGCACAAATAACACAGACAGACACAATGCCAGTGTGCCGCTCGGCGCGGGTAACTAGTTACCCGCCGACGACACGCATCCACCGACGGGGCAACAGGGAGATCCCCGCCAAAACCCCCCGACCCCCGTCAGACCGCGTCCGTACGGGCTTCTGTGGTCAGGTTGTGGGAATACTTGACAAATGATACACTGGTGTGGTAAGATAAAAGGGCAAGCAAGGACACCACCACTAGAACAAGGAGACAGGACATGAAAAAAGCAGACATCGCAAAGATCCTAGAGACAGACCCACAGACGATCTTCGCCAAGACAGAGCACGGCTACAACAGTTGGGAGACGCTATTCGTCATCAACGGCATCACCAGCAACCGTGAGGGTCAGACACAAGTCAACATCACCTACCTTCACACCAACAGCGAGAAGCAGTTGTTCGTGCCAGCCAAAGACAGCCAGAACAATGGCATCGGCAGGCTAATGATCAACCAAGTCGCCACAGTCTACACAACGACAATGGTCGAGGCACAAGAGAGGCGTGACGAGCAGACAGCACGCCGCGAGCGCAGCAATTACAACGCAGCGATCCAAGCAGAAGCCAAGAAAGTGCGGATCGCCGCCGAGATCACAGCCAACGACGCGACCCGCATCGCGCTCTACGCGTTGCTCGGCGGTTCACACGCGTCGAACTCAGCCGATGGCTTCAGCCTGACAGTGGATTACTTCACTGGTGCGATGAAGTTGGTCATGTCAGCCGCAGCAGCCGCCGCGCTCACCGAGCGCCTAGCCTAACCACAACCAAGAGCAAAGGACACAACGACATGACCAAGCCAAAGAACAAGACACAACTGAAAAGAGAATTGCAAGCCGCGCTCGACGCGTGGAATGCCATCGACCCGACAACAAACCCGCGAGGATATGAGCGTGCCTATGGCATGTGGTTTGATGCCGATCAAGCCTTGGCTGAGGTGACACGATGACCATCGACACCGCAAGACTGGAAGCACTGAAGAGTGCATACATGACCGTGCGCCAGCAGACACCAACAAGCAGCAAAGTGTACATCTACGACGGCGACACCATGATCCTAGTCGGTAAACTCACTGGCGGTCTGCGCGGCGCACAATGGACAGCGCACGACCTAGTCAAACAAGCCGATGGCACTCACATCACCACGATCAAAGTCAAAGTCGAGAGCAGGAAAGAGGGAATCAGCAGGATCAAGGGCTGGGCAGTCATGACACTAATCAACACACCACAACAAGGAGACAGCAAATGAGCACACCAGCAGGCAAAGACAGAGACAGACGTCGAGCGATCATCAACAAACGGCACGACGACGAGGTAGCCACAGCGAAAACCGACTACTTCACCGCGAAGAAACTGGCGAGGTCGATCTTCGACGAAGTGACAGCACCAGCACGGGCAGCGCACACCGTCAGTCAGGAGTTCGCACTGCGGACTTACCACTTCAAATCGCAGTTCGCACGGGAGATCCGACTTGAACAACTGGCGATCATCGACCGCGAAGACACACCCGCATGAGACACGCCGAGGGCACGACACCTGAACAGCATGAAACCAACCCGAATCGCGGATGCACCTGTCACGGTTCACACACTGGACACACCGACTGTGCATGGTGCGTGTGGGAAGATGAAACCGCCGAACGTGAAGGTACGTTCGAATGAGAGTAGTCGACCGCCGACGCTGGGCAGCAGCGCAACTGAACCTAGCCACCATCGTGTGGCTAGGTTGTGGTGTGTGGTGGGCATGGGTTGTCGGCGCAGGCGGCAACCCGTTAGGCAACCCGATCATCGTCGCACTGGCAACCCTATCTAGTGCGCACCTGTTGCGTGTACTGGTGACCTTGACACGCTAGACTGGTCGCACCTTAACCGACTACCGCGCTGCAGGCACTGCCCAGCCGAACGAAAAGGAAACCCCGATGAGAACAGCAAAAATTGCTATAGCCGCGATCCTGACAGCAGTGTTGGTGTTGGTGGCACAAGTGAAAGCACAACCAGTCGCCGCACCGATCCAACACCGACCGATCACAACGACAGCAGCACCAACCACGACCACCACCACCACGCTGCCACCGATCATGTTCAGACACGGCGACGTCACATGGCTCGAACCGCTCGCACTGGAAGCAGGCTGGATGCTCGACCAAATCCCACGACTGGCACACATCATCCTACGCGAGAGCGGCGGCTGTCCACGTCGGATCGGCGGCTCGGTCGTCGACAAAAACTGCAACTTCATCAAGATGTCAACGATGACACACCCAAGCGACAGCGGACTGTTACAGATCAACGGTGTCCACTGGAAGAAAGACCACGCCCAATACGCAGGGCTGGTCTGCAAACGGATGAAGATCTGCACACAAGAGCCGCTGCTCGACGCACTCACCAATTTGCGTGCAGGTCGTCTACTGTTCGACGTCGCAGGCTGGTCGCCTTGGGATGTGGCAAGACCGTAACGGTGTGGATATGGTAGGATAGGCGGATGGCAGACACTACTACCCTAAGACCGTGCGGAACTTACGCCGCCGCACGCCGTCACCAACGCAAAAAAGAACCATCGTGCGACCCGTGTAAGGCAGCGATGGCAGCACGCCAACGGGCATTTTGGCACAAACGCAAAACAGCGTGATGAACGCGATCCAGCGACCGTGTGTCGACTGCCGCCGACTGACCACAGAGATCACACGGTGTGTGACATGCACCAGCACCAAGAACCGCGTACGCAACGCACGACGCGCCCACTACGCAGGCGGCTACCGTAAACTGGCAGCAGAAGTGCGCGCCACCGCGACGATCTGCTGGTTGTGTGGCGAAGCGGCACGTGCAAATGATCCTTGGACGGCAGACCATGTCCAGCAGTCACAACCCGATTCGCCGTTGGTCGCTGCTCATCGCAGTTGCAATTCGCGTCGCGGTGCAACGCATCGCATCCGACCATGAGAGGTATTCTTTTCTGCCGATGGACATATCTAAGAACCCTTGTGCAGGCTTTCTTTCATATCCTTGGGGATCGGCTACCGTCTAGACACGTGTCCGATGTGGTTTCCTTGCCCTTTCCGAGGCTTTCCCTTGCATCGCGGGCGTGGTCAGGCTATGTCGGTGGGTCTGTGTTTTGTGGCGCAAGGGAAGGCACACGGGTGCGCCATGCCGACTGCTAGAACTGGTACGGGTCGCGGGGCGAAGTCGCAGCCGATCGAGTTGCAGCGGGCGCGGGGGAATCCGAACCACAAGAAACTGCCGCCAGCGCCGATGCCCGATTCACCGAATGCGGTTATTGTCTATGCTGGCGATATCCCGCCGACACCTGAGTGGTGCGATGAGCATGGTGCACGTTTGTGGGTGCAGTTGTGGAATGCGGGTAGCCGATACCTGTCGAAAGGACATGATCTGCTGATGATGGAGTTGCTTGTGGAGAAGTTGCAGACGAGCCAGTTGTTGCGTGCGTGGCTTGGCACAGATGTGCGTAACCGTTGGTACACGACTGCGAATGGGCAGACGGTGTCGCATCCTGCGGTGAAGCAACTTGAAAATGCCGATGGGCAGATCACGGCGTGGTTGGTTTTGCTTGGTTTCCCTGTCAGTGAGCGGGCGCGGCTTGGTTTGTTCGAGGTGAGGGTCGCGGATGAACTCGATTCATATCGCCAACGTAGCGATGCACGTGCCGCTAAAGACAGCAAGAAGTAGCCGTGTCTAGCGCTGTGGTTGTTGCGGGTTCGCCGACGTGGGCGACCAAGCGGTTCACTGGCAACCCTGATGGTGCGGATGTGATCGATTTCGCCCGTACGTTCATGCACGTCACTAAGGGGTTGCGTGCTGGTGAGCCGTTGGTGTTCACTGACTGGCAGCAGGATCTATTGCATTCGCTGTATGAGCGTCGCGTGGATGGGCGTCGTCGTCACCGTCGCGGGTTGCTTGGTTTGCCACGCAAGGATGGCAAGTCGTTGATCGGGTCGGCGATCGCGTTACATGGGTTGGTCGAGGGTGGTTTAGGTGCGGAGGTGTATGCGGCTGCGGGTGACCGTCAGCAGGCTCGTATCGTGTTCGGTGAGGCACGTCTGCAGGTGATGCGCAGTTCTGCGTTGTCGGCGATCTGCAAGGTGTACCGCGATGTGATCGAGATCCCTGCGACTGGGTCGATCTTCCGTGTGTTGTCAAGTGATGCGAAGTTGCAGCAAGGACTGTCGCCGTCGACGGTGGTGTTAGATGAGTTGCATGTGCAGCCGAATGCAGATTTGTATGATGCGCTAACTTTGGGATCGGGTGCGCGTGTCGATCCGTTGACGGTTGCGATCACAACAGCAGGCTATGATCTAGAATCACTGTGTGGCAAGATGTATCAGTATGGCAAGAGTGTCGCTGCTGGTGATGTGGTCGATGATGCTTTTTGGTTTCATTGGTGGGAAGCCGCAGCCGACTGCGCGCTGAATGACCGTGATGAGTGGTATCGGGCGAATCCGAACCTAGCGCTCGGTTTGATCGATATCGAGGACATGGAGACCGCTGCGAAGCAGACCAGTGAGAGCGCGTTTAGGCGTTACCGTTTGAACCAGTGGACTAGGTCGTTGGAGTCATGGCTTCCTGTTGGTGCGTTCGAGGCGTGTAGGTCGGCGCGTGAGGTGTCGTTCGATCTGCCGATCTATGTGGGTATTGACATGGCGTTGAAGCATGACTCGATCGCGGTGGTGGTGGCGCAGCCGCAGGATGGTGTGTTGGTTGTCCGTGCGAAGATTTGGCATCCGCAGGATGCGCCGTTGGATGTCGCTGCGGTCGAGGCACATTTGCGTTGGTTGCATCGTACTTACGAGGTGCGCGAGTTCGCTTACGATCCTGCCTATTTCCAGCGTAGCGCGGAGATCTTAGCGGATGACGGGTTGCCGATGGTGGAGTTCCCGCAGAACGCTGGGCGGATGATCCCTGCGTGTGGCAATGCGTTTGAGTTGATCGTGAACCAGCGTGTCGCACATGATGGGTCGCCGATGTTCGTGGATCAGGTGTTGTCGGCGGCGCAGCGGATGACTGACAACGGTTGGCGGCTGTCGAAAGGGCGCAGCAAGCGCAAGATCGACGCGGCAATTGCACTAGTGATGGCGTTGGATCGTGCTACACTTGTCCTTAAATCGGGTGATACGCCGTCGATCATAGATGTGTGGAAGGATTGAACAGAATGCGTGAGCGGTTGACGATGGCTATCGAGGTTATCGGTTTCGCGTTGATCGTGGTCGGTGTCGCGTTGATCTCTGTGCCGATCGGCGTGATGGTCGCTGGTGTTGCGTTGGTGGCGATCGGTGAGTTTGCATGAGCCTGTTTAGAGAGAAGCGTGCACTGCCGTACACGATAGATCCGAATCAGATAACGGCACGACCGTATTACCCTAACTATTCTGGTGAGTTGGTCAACGAAACCAATGCATTCGCGTCGTCGGCTGTGTTGTCGTGCGTGTCGTTGATCGCCGATTCGGTGGCGACTATGCCGTTGGAGTTGACACGGGAACGCAATGGTCGTTTTGAGTCGATGCCGACACCTAGCGTGTTGATCAAGCCGAACGCGACACAGTCGATGTTTGAGTTCGTCCATGAGGTGGTTGCGACGTTGGCGTTGCACGGTTGCGCCTACATTTACGCACCGCGTCGCGCTGGTGAGTTGCCTGTAGAGATGCGAGCGATCCATCCGCACAGTGTGGTTGATGGTTACGATCCTGCGACTGGCGAATTATACTACAAGATCGGGAAAGACCGCTATGAGAATGGCGATATCCGCGCCATCCATTGGTTGTTGTTGGCTGGTCAGCGTCGTGGTGTGTCACCGTTGGAAGCGCAACGCAACACGATCGGGATGGCGTTGGCGATGGATCGTTTCTTGTCGCAGTTCTATGGTGAAGGTGCGACACCGTCGTCGGTGTTAGAGTCGGACAAACCTGTGACGCTTGAACAGGCGCAGGTATTGCGCGAAACTTGGGAAGAAGCACACAACAAACGGCGTCGTCCTGCGGTGCTGAGCAACGGGTTGAAGTGGCGTTCGATCACGACGAGCGCGTCTGACATGCAGATGATCGAGCACCGTGAGTCGGTGATCCGTGACATCGCACGCGTTTACCGTGTGCCGTTGAATCTGATCTCTGGCACTGGCGGCGATTCGCAGACCTATCAGAATGTCGAGTCGATGGGCATCAACTTCGTGCGTTTTACGTTGTTGGCGTGGATGCGTCGCGTCGAGGATGCGATCTCGGAGATGTTGCCGATCACGCAGCGTGTGCGGTTCAACGCCGACGAGTTTTTGCGTGCCGATCTGATCACACGTGTGCGTGCACAACAGATCCAGATCATGAATGGCACATTGACACCGAACGAGGCACGCGCCGATGATGACCGCGATCCGTATGCTGGTGGCGACCAATTCATCATCGGGATCGCTGGTGCGCCGATGTCATCGCTAACTGGTGGTGTCGACAGCAAATTGCCTACGCTCGGCGTAGATACGTCGCCACCCGAATGACAGGAGACTGCGATGCCATATGGGATCAGTGATCAAGAGAACGACTGTGCAGGCTGGGCGGCGGTGAAGGTACATGCGGATGGCAATTACGAGACGATCGGTTGCCATACGGTGAAACAAGATGCGATCGATCAGATGGTCGCGGTGTCGCTTGTCGATGGGATCGACCCGATCGGAGATGTCAACACAGGGATGCGTGCGATCGACGGATGCACCGATGTTGGTCTGTCGTCAGATACTGGAATGCGTGCGACGTCGACAAACGTGTACACTGTGAACAACATGGCAACCGATATAGCACCTGTCCAATGGGTAAGCGGCTTACTAGACGAACGTCGCAGTGTCGCATACACTAATCTTGAACTGCGCGCCACCGACGACGGCAATACCTTCGTCGGCTACGCCGCGATCTTCGACTCGCCATCTGAGCCGATGCCGTTCACGGAGTACGTCAAACGCGGTGCGTTTGCAAAGACCTTGAATGATGGCGCGGATGTACGGCTGTTGATCGACCATGAAGGTGTGCCGCTGGCACGCACACGGTCAGGCACGTTGGTTCTTGAGGAAGACGATCGTGGGTTGCGTGTCGAAGCCGCATTAGATCCGTCGAACCCCGATGCGCAGCGTGTCATCTCGGCGATGCGACGCGGCGACTTGTCGCAGATGTCGTTCGCGTTTCGCACGATCAAAGATTCTTGGAACAATGACGGCAGTGTTCGCGAGTTGCGCGAGGTGCAGTTGTTTGATGTCAGCGTGGTGACCTATCCAGCCTACGAGGACACGGTAGCCGAACTGCGTCGCGCGCAGGCTGTTGATGTTGTCGATGTCGTTGTACCGTTCAAGTCGTTGCTTTTGCGCACGAACCAGTTGGCGCTTGCACGCTACGCACGCCAACGTTAACCACCTATTGCAGCGGCACGCCGCACACGGTCTGCTATGGTTTATTCACTGACAGCCGAACACCAGCCGACCATATAGGTCACTGGGGGAAGTTCACTCGCGGGATAACAACAACAACGAGTCAAGGAGTCCACCAAATGAGGAAATACACCGACCAACTCAGCGAGAAGCGCGATGCCGCGCTTGCCCATGCTGAGCAGATCACACAGATTGCGATCACTGAGGAACGCGATTTGACGAAAGATGAAGACACAGCCGTTGCGACGGTACTTGATGAAGTGCGTGAGTTGGATGAGCAGATCACACGCCACGCTGAACTTGAAGCACGTGCAGCAGCCGCTGTTGAAGTGCGCAAAGAGAAGCATGTCGATGTCGCTACAGTGGTCAAATCTGAACCGCGTACCTACACCCGCCAGTCTAGCAACAATTTCCTAGCCGACGCGTACGCTTCGCAGTTCCAAGCCGATGCTGACGCATCGCAGCGCATCACGCGCCACATGACTGAGGAACGGATCGAACGTCGTGCAGTAGGCACAGGTGCTTTCGCGGGTCTTGTAGTTCCGCAGTACCTCACCGATCTCGCCGCGCCTTTGGCTCGTGCTGGTCGCCCATACGCTGACATCATGCGCAAGCATCCGCTTCCAGATTCAGGGATGACTTTGAACATCAGCAAGGTCACGACTGGTTCAAGCACCGCAGCACAGAGCGAGAACGCTGGCGTGTCTGAAACCAACATGGATGACACGCTGTTGACACTGAATGTGTTTACCGTTGCAGGTCAGCAAACAGTGTCGCGTCAAGCGATCGATCGTGGCACTGGCATCGACCAGATCGTCATGGAAGATCTGGTGCGCTCATATCACACCACACTCGACGCCGCTACGGTCGCCGATCTCACTTCTGTTGCGGGGATCACCGTGTCTTACACCGACGCAAACCCAACTGTTGCCGAGATGTACCCGAAAGTTGCAGACGCAGTGCAGCAAATACAAACTGCTTACTTCGGCAACCCCGATTACATCCTGATGCATCCACGTCGTCTAGCGTTTCTCTTGGCGGCAGTAGATGGACAGAGCCGACCACTTGCAGTGCCAACACCATACGCGATGAACGCAGTCGCGACAGGCAACGGCAGCGCGATCTACGGCAACAGCGGGTATCAGATGATGGGCTTGCCAATTATCACTGACGCGAATGTTCTTACGAACACAGGCGTAGGCACGAATCAAGACACCATCTACATCGGCGTTTCTTCAGAAGCGCACTTGTGGGAAGCAGCCAATTCGCCGCTGATGTTACGATTCGACCAGACATCTGCAGCGTCGTTGGGTATTCTAGTGGTCGTGTTCGGGTACAACACCTACACACACAACCGCTATCCGAACGCGTTCGCCAAGATCACTGGCACAGGTTTGGTGGCGCCAGCCTTCTAATCCTGACTAGATGACGGGATCGACGTCGCCAGTGTCAGGCTGGCGACGCCGACCACCAATTGAAAGAAGCGCGCATGAATCCAAACATTGAGAGCCTACTGAGAGAACGCGCAGGATACGAACGGCGTGGTCTTGTTGAACGTGTTAAAGCCGTCGACGCCGAACTGCGCGAACTCGACTTCGATCACAAATACATGACTAGGCAAGATGAAACGGCAGCAGTTCAGCCACCTGCAGAACGCGCTACACGCGTCAAACCACAAAAACGCAGGCAGTAGTGGCGATCGTCAACGGCTACTGCACATTGGCGCAAGCCAAAGCCGCGCTGCGGATCGCAGACAGCACAGACGACACGCTGCTTGAAAACGCGATCACAAGTGCATCACGGCGCATTGATGGTTATTGTGGTCGGTTCTTCTATCAAACCGCGTCATCTGTGGTGGCGATGAACCCGTATAGCCTTTATCTACTCACGTTCCCTGCTGACGTTTCTAGTGGCACGGGGTTGGTTATCAAAACTGACACCGCTGGAGATGGCACATACGCTACGACATTGGTGTTGAACACTGATTACATACTCACGCCGACTGATGCGGCGTTGCAGTCGCGACCTTACCGCAATGCGTATATCGTCGGCAGCGAGACGTTTCCGTTGCCTGTGTTGCAGGCTGTGCCGCCGATACAAGTAACCGCGCTGTGGGGATGGGCGGCAGTGCCTGCCGACGTCGAACAGGCTTGTGTGCTATTGTCGATCCGTCAATTTGCACGTCTGAACGCCGCACTCGGTGTGGTCGGTTTCGCAGATATGGCGATAACGGTTCGCGCTGTCGATCCAGATGTGCGTGATCTGTTGTCACCTTATGTCGAGTTTGGTGTTGCCTGATGGCGGCTACAGTCGGCGCGATCGCCGCAGGTTTGAAAACTGCGTTGTCGACCGTATCGGGTTTGCGTACTTTCGCATCACAACCCGACTCATTACAGCCGCCAGTTGGCTACCCTGTTCTGAACTCGATTAGTTACCACCGTGCGATGGGTGGTGGCAATGTCACCACAGAGTGGTCGATCGTTGTGATCGTTGGCAGGTACACCGATGATCGGGCATTCGCCGATTTGGACAATTACCTGTCTTATAGTGGCAGCAAGTCTATCCGCGCAGCAGTCGAAGCAGATCCAACGCTTGGTGGTATCGTTAGCACGCTACTGCTGCCGACTGGTGCACGTATCCAACCAGAGACCCAAGCAGACGCCGAGTTTCTTGCGGTGCGCTTTGAGTGCACGGTACACGGTTGAACGACCCGAACATGCGGAAGGTGTAGGCTAAAAACATGACGACTTACAAAGTGACAAGTGACCGATTAGCGGATCACAAACTCGGCGACATCGTCACCGATGACGCGCTTGCCAATGTGAACATCGACGCGTTGATCGAAGGCGGACACATCAAACCGCAGGCAAGTATAAAACCAGTAGACAAACTAGATAACAAGGAGTAGAGAACAATGGCTATATTCGTACTAACAGACGCCGTGATCACCGTGAATGCGGTGGAACTAAGTAACAGGTCGAACAAGGTGGAACTCAATTTCGAGATCGACAGTGTCGAAGTCACCGCGATGGGTGCTGTCGGTCATGTGTTCGCTGGTGGTTTGCAGAACAATTCGTGCGCGGTCGATCTCTTCCAAGATTTCGCTACGTCGAACGTTGAAGCAACCATCTACCCGTTGGTCGGTACGACTACCAGTGTCACGGTGAAAGCCACATCAGCCGCCACATCAGCGACTAATCCGCTTTACACTTTGAGCGGTACGTTTTTGGCGGCTCACACGCCCGTATCAGGCTCGACTGGTGACGTTGCGATGACGTCGCTATCGTTCACTGGCGGCACACTTGTGAAAACGACTGCATAAACTGACATGAAGATCGACCTGACAGTAAAGATGGAAGACGGCGAAAGTGTCGATGTCACGGCACGGTTCGCAGATTTCGTTGCATTCGAGCGCACTTGGAATCGCTCTGTCGTGAAACTGGAATCCGATATGCGGCTTACTGACATCGCGTGGCTTGCCTATCACGCGTTGAAACGGACACGCAAAACCAGCCTACCGTTCGACCCTGAGTGGATCGGGCTGGTTGAGGAAGTTTCGGTGCGCGAGGATGAGTCGCCAGTAGGTGATGATTTTTTGGAGAAGACAGCGCCCACTGGATGATCGCTGCTGTTGCGGCTGAAATGCACATCGCGCCAAGCGTGTTACTGGCAGAATCTGATGAAATGTTGGATGCTATAATCGGGTATGTACAGTGGCGTAGCAAACGAGCAGAAAACGCGACACGAAAGCGGTAGCCGATGACGGTGCAAATGAATGTCTACGGGATCGATGTCGCGTTGAAAGAGTTGCGCCATTACGACAGAGAGATGTATATACAACTCAGCAGGGGGATGTTGGCTGGCGCGAAGCCGTTGGCTTTGGTTGTCGGTGCTGAGTTTCCCCAAGCCGCGTTACGCAATTGGGTTGGTGACGGTCGTACTGCAGCACCTTCCCGTTTCCCGCGCGACTATGGGTATGCTGTTATCAGTGTAAAGCCGAAACTGCCGAAAACATCACGTAAAAGCACAGCGGGCAAGGGAATGGTGACGCGGCAAATCTTGCGGATCGAGGCGAGCAACGAAGGTGCAGCGATTTTTGAACAAGCAGGCAGGCACTCGAACCACATCTTCGTGCGTAACCTAGATGCGAAATTCGGCGGCAGATCATCAGGTGGTGGCACACGGTCACGTGTCATGTTTAAAGCAGTGAAAAACAACCAGCCGCTGGTCGAGCACGCTGTTGCCACTGTCGTGGCGTTGACAGACAAGATCGTCACACAGAACATCATCATGAACGCAGGGAAGTAGCACATGGCTGTAGGCGTAAACATCATCTCGACTTTCAACTCGGCTGGTATCAACAAAGCGATCGCAGATTTCGGCAGGTTGAAAACGAGCGGACAAAAAGCGGCATTCGGACTACAAACGGTGAACGCTGGCTTCGCGAAACTAGCGAAAGTTGGCGCGATCACTGGCGGCATCATCGCTGCCATCGGCTTTAAACTGGCTCAAGCAGGGGAGACTGCAGAAGCATCGGATAGGCGCATCCAGTCAATCGCCAAATCGATGGGTATCTTCGGCAATGAAGCGGGAGTGGTCGCGTCACGGTTAATAAAATTGGCAGATGCACAAGCACTGCTCACTGGTATCGATGACAGTGCGATCAAACTGACACAAGCAAAGTTGCTGACTTTCAAGGAGTTGGCAATCACTGCTGATCAAGTTGGTGGCAATTTCGACCGTGCAACGATGGCAGCGATGGATCTCGCAGCGGCGGGTTTCGGTGAGGTGAGTATGAACGCCGCACAACTTGGCAAAGCGATGAACGACCCGATTAAGGGCATCACCGCGCTGCGGCGTGCTGGTGTCACATTCACCGAAGCCGAACGCGAAAAGATCAAGGTGCTGATCGAATCGGGTAAAATGCTAGAAGCACAGGGTGTGGTGTTGGCTGCGATCGAGACACAAGTCGGCGGCACAGCGAAAGCAACCGCGACCGCGACTGACAAAATGAGGGTCGGTTTCAGCGAAATGGCTGAGGACATTGGCTCTCTGTTAGTGCCTGTCATCAATTCGTTGGCGGTGTTCATCAATGGCACGCTCGTGCCTTACATCAAGAATCTTGTCGCGGTCATCGGCACAGATGGACTCGGTGCGGCGCTACCAATAGTGGGCAAGGATCTGCTCAATTTCACTACGCACATGGGTGCGGTCGGCAACACGATCCTAGCGGTTACCACGTTATTTCTCGCCGTGAAAGCGGCAACTATCGCATATACGACAACGGTCGCGATCCTTTCGGTGGTCTTGCCGTTGCTGCGGACATCTTTGGTAGGTGCGACGGTGGCACAAACTCAACTCAATGTGGCGATGCTCTCAAACCCGATAGGGCTTATAGTCGCAGGCATTGCTCTGTTGGTTGTCGCGTTGGTTGCGCTCTATCTGAAGTTCGAATTTGTGCGCACCGTGCTGAACTCCATATTCAACTTTTTGATCGGCATGTTCGAGAAATGGGTGAATGCGTGGATCAGCGCCATCAACATCATCATCAAGGGCATCAATTTTTTGATTAGAGCAGCCAATTTCTTTGGTGCTGACATAAACGAAATCGGCTACATCGGGGAAGTGGCATTCGGTCGTATCGGGGATGC